TCCGCCCTTACCTTCTTTATCAAATTCGCTATTTCTATTTCCTTGTGCCATTATCTATTCTCCTATACGCCAGGTGTTGTATAAATTGAACCAGTTGGAGGAACAATTGTTACATTAAGCTCTGCTTGTCCACCTGTCTCATTTGCAATTACTGTAATCGTGCCAACTCTATTTGCAACCTGCAATGCTGTCACATCTTTAGCAATCACTCTAAATGTTTTACCAACACGGATTGTAGATTTCTGCAATGATGCATCATCCATCCAAGATGGCGATGTTCCAATTGAAGTTTGATCTGCTGCTACTTCTTGAACCTCTAATGTAGCCAAATCTGAATTTGACAGGATGCAAGTGTAGCCTAGTGTGCTATTATCAAAACCAGCAATATAAGATGTTGTTGATGGAGTAACAACAGACTTTTGATTGAAGTTTAGTGATAATACAGTTGGTGTAACGGCAACAATAGGCATTTTTGAAGTACCTTTTGGAAACGTTACTAATTTTCATTTCATAGAAAGTGTTTCATCAACGGGAGCCTCTAAGACGGGCATTGAAGTAATTTCAGTCCCATAAGAAGTTGAGCCAGAAGGATGATTTGTATTATACATTCGATAATCAACACCCTCATCGCTTACGGCAAACTTCGTAATCTTAAATTCCGACTCGCCCTTTGAAAGCAATTCTCTTCCCTTTTTGGTTAATACACAATCGATTGTTGTTGTGCTTGAATCTAAAATACCCATTATAAATCTCCTTTGTGTGTTTCTACATATAATAATAAATATATATTTTTTACAAAAATTATTTGACTCTAATGATTGCACCCGAACTTTGGCTAACTTGTACCACAGCTCCATCATAATTGGTGGCATCTGTGTTCTGAGTGCCTTTATATGTTGCATTTGACAATAATTCAAATACAGTTAAATATTGAGAGCTAGATACGGTGCTATCTGCCGATGAATAGAAACTATTTGATCCTAGTTGCGATCCAGTTACCTCATAAATTACCGAGGCAGACATCATAGATCTGTCAGATCCCGTAATTGGGAATGTTGTTGTAATATCAATGCTCTGTGATGTATTGTTTGCAATTGATTCAGATAATATTGTGACAGTCGTGACATCAAATGAACTTGAATTATGATTTGTTGCAACAGAACTCTTTTCCCATCTATATTTTGTTCTTTCTAGAATAGGCTGCTCTATTAAAATTCCACTTCACAATTTTGCTCTCATTGGAACTACCGTCTCTACAATTTTCATAATGCTTTGATCAAAATTTCTAATAAATCTCATATAAGCATAGAAATCATAATTATTAGGTAGCTTCTTAAAATAAAACTCACGTCACGATTCTAGATCTAGATATTTTTCATTATACATATCAGATGGATCTCCAATGGCATCGTTAAAGTCATACATGGCAAAATCGCTTATGATATCTTCATTGATTGCCTTGACTGGTGAGAAAATAATATCAATCACATTTGTATTTTCAGTCTGAGATTCAGATGTGTGCCCAATATTGATTTGATTTGACGAATATTTGCTAGTCATAAAATAGTTCAAATTAGTTTTTGTAGATTTTGTGAAATTGCTATATTGATTTCCAGTAAATCCATTTAGTGTCACATCAATAACTGGTGGATATGAATAGTCATTGGCTGTCGATCCGGTCACATTATCATTTAGTTTGTAGTGTGCTACAAGATTGTCATCAATGTCAAAAGGATTTATCATTGCTACAGATCTAAAATCATAAGCATGCTGAGTTAATGCAGGTTCGCTTAATGATGAGCTCCACAATCTTACCTCTTGCATTGCACCAGAGTATGCTCCAACAGATCCGGTAGCACCAAAGAATAAAACATTACCAGCATAAACACCGGCATCCAAATAAGATTGAGATACGGCACTAAGTGTTGCCGAGCCAGAAAGATCGTAGAACATTTGATCCTCTTTAAAGTATTTTGTCTTAAGAGTTAATTCAGAGCCAGATCTTCTAAGAATAATATTGAACCAATCACCATTGAAGTATGGCACAGCATCTGATCCACTAGCATTTCAAATTGTAGGCGATCCAGAGATGTTACAAACTATAGATCCATAGTCATCAGCATCTCCATTGTCTTCAAGTGTTACATTAAATCCAGTATTTCCAAATAGCGGTAGGTCGCCAGAGGATGTTGTTGCATATCTCATTTCAATTGTAAAGTCAGATCCAGATAGCTGGCTATAGTTTGCATTTTGAACCTCAATGCTTTCACCACCCCAGAAATTTAATGCATAAGTGTTGACATCTTCATCAACATAATCTGATCCAGAAGTTTTGCTTCCTCCAAATTCTCTAATTGTGAGTATTGATCTAGGAATTCCATAGATGTTTAAAATGGCATCAATTGATCTTCTTGTTCCACGAATTTTATTCAAGTATGGCATTGAAGAGAATAAGCGAATCCATTTTTCTCGTGTGACATCTCGTAAAGCTGCCGATCCAGATGCTTGATTAGAACCATGAAGATATGATGAAGCTCTTACATCGTCATATCCAGAGAATAATTCTATATTAAATACTGAAGAGTATAGATGTAGAATTTCATCTGGAACTGAATTAATCTTGTCATAGTCAAATGTGAACAAGTATTGGAACTGCTCTATGTATGATTTAATATAATCAAAGAAATCCCCTCATGATCCTAATAGAGATCTTAAGTATCTCTCCGAATCTTCTAGAGCAATAACTTCTGGAATATTTTTAATCAACGAATACTTGTTGTTTTTATCAAATACAGATCCAGATAGCTCTTGTATTCCGTACCATGTTTGAACCTGTGATGATGAGTATGAATAGTTTATAGATGAAGTACCGGATGAAAATTTTGGTCAAGCATAGCTACCTGATTTTTCATACATATATCTTTCATACTGAGTAAAATCATTCTTGATTTCAGTGATTTTATCCGAATAGCTTTGACTTGTCACAAGTGCATCAGAAGATGTAGGAAATGTCTGGATGATTTCATTGTATGCCTCAATATCTCTAATCTTTGTGTAGGCATTGACGAACTTATCTTGTGCCAGACCAAAGTATGTATGATTTTGGAAAGCCTCATAGTCGATGTTTAGGTTTTTAACACCAGATACTTTTGATGATGATATGTTTTGTTCAAACGAACCACTGTCATTGAGCACTAGCTCTTCATAGTTGAACCAATTTGTATTTCCTGTACTATCATTTCTAGTAGATCTGTCGGTTAATTCAATTGTTGCTCCCTGTCCATGTTCTTCAAAATAGACATATACATTTTGATATGATACTGAAACATATTGCTCTGTATAGATGTGAGAATTATTGATTGGAACTTCGGTCGGTCCTTTATAAGGATTTTCTAATTTAACAATCATCGTAGCATATTGCATGATGTTATTAAGATCTACCTGATACTGTGCCAAGCTTGTTTGTAGATTTTCTATAGATGATACAAATTCTAAAACAATATCAGCAGGCATGTTGGCCGCTCCACTTACTTGGGCCTGCTTAGAGCTAATTAATTCTTCAGTATTAGAAATATTTTCCTCAATAGGTCCTTGCATTTCAATAACTTTAGAATAGTCAGGTGTTACATTGATGATTCTAAAGTGTTCGCCATTAGCAGTGACAAACTTGTCAAATGATGCTAAAAAACTATCTGGAAAATTAAGCCAATAGTCTCACTGAGTATCTTCCTCGACCGATAGACCGACACGCATTTCCGTCTTTGATGGTGAGACGTCTTTAATGAAAATATTACTATTGATCTCTTTTTCAAATGAAATTTTAATATCATAGTTATCAGTAGGCAGCTCAACGCTTAGATATCTAGACATGTGCAGATTTAGATTAATATCTAGTCCAGTACCCCCAGTAGAATAGATATATTCATCAGGCTGCAAGATTCTCGAAGATACAAACGTTCCATCTAGCTTAAATACTGTAATATATACTTCTGCAGTTCCTCCTGTTGAAGCATCTTCTACGTCAGGAACAACTCCATATGTATTTTCAGTGTTTGGATTTATCATAATTAAAAGGGTCCTTCTATGCTAACAAGACTTGGCTTCTTCGTGCCAGCAATGATTAGTTGATCTGCAGCTATGTTAATTTTCATGTCACCAGTTAGAACAACTAGATTAGATCTTTCACTATAATCTCTAATTGATCCATTTTGTATTTTATCAAAGCGAACATCTAGTACGCTTGCAATGCTTAATGAATTATTCTCACTTAGGTCGTCAACAAATCTATCTTCAGCAGCCTCTATTGATGGAACACCAATATAGCTTCTAAATGCTATAATGTAATATGAATCTAATCCGTTTTTAATTGATCGGCTTTGTGCAGAATTTAGTTCAATGACTTGATGTTGAGGCTCTATAGATCTTTCATCTGTCGTATATGAGTTTCTCAACCGACCAATATCGGAAGTATTATCGCTCACGTTAATTCCACCAAAAATAAGCTGAGGATAGACTCAATATAGATCTCCTAAGATAGGACCTTCTTCGCTATATCCTGTTGGTCCCAGTGGAGCATCAAAGTCTCACACGCTTAAGAAATCTCATCTAATTCCATAGAATAGATCTATGCTCTTTGAATAAGCTTGAGTATTGACAGTGTCTTCTACGCGAATAACAATGCCACCTATGTCAAATCCAAATGTAACATGATTTCACTCATTTAGCTGTACAAGTTGATTAGCATCAGAAGTAACAGACATAATTTCAGTTTTCTGATCGTCTCTATCCCATATCCATGCATTAAATCTATATCTCATATTTGATAACAATTCAAGATCTCATCCCATATACCCTGGAGTATGTAAAACTTTATGCCTAACAATGCTCAATGTGCTATTTGGTCTCAGCGTTGGCATTCAGTGGAGTGTAAAAATATTCTGATCTAAATTATATGAGCCAACGGTTTTGTATATGTTTGGGAATCTGATCTTGTGGGGAGAAGAAGTTCCAGCAAACGGTTGCTTACCTGTGATCATACATATCTGATCTGTATCGATGAATAATCCCTTATTCTTAACAAGTCTTTCATTTTCTACAATTGTGTCAATTTCTAATCTCACTCGTGTAGAAAAGTCTACTAATTCTTCATTTGACATTTCGCCAAAATCTGCCTCAAACTCGGCATATAGATCTGCTATAATTTCATCATGAGCTCTACCACCTGTACCACTGTTTGGTAATATGGGATCTTTTGATACTAGTTCACTAATATCAAGTTTGGCTTTTTTGATAATTGATTTTTTGAGCGCTTCACTATCTAAGGCCTGAGTCTGAGCTCTAACTGTCTGAGTATTTACAGTCGATCTATTAATAAGGATTTTATTCATAATTACTCCGTGGTTCTAAATGAGTGAACATGGTAGAATTTTTTAACATTTGATGCAAGCGAATGTTGTAATTTTAAACTATATGCTCGATTAGGCTGTAATACATCCATGTCAATATTAAAATAATTTTTTGAACTATCATAGCTGCAACTTGTGTATGCACTAAATGGAATTACAGTCTCTTTTGTAGCAGTGTCTATAATTGTATAAGCCAGATTTGTCAAAGGAATTGATGATAGCGATCCTACACTTGTATCAAATGTCAGTGTTGGATCTTGTAATCTTGTATGAAGCTCGCAATATACTTGCTCTTGTATTGAATATACTTCTTGTTTATTTTTTAATGTAACTACATACTCAACAGATGCCGATGAATCTGCTACCGAGCCAGTCGTTGCTACATCATTCCATTTGGCATAAATTACTGGGTCGTATATTGTGAACGAATCCTTTGAATAGAAATATTTTGGATCTTGATTCTGAACCGTAGATTCGTCTCGTAGCCTGATCAAAAATCCATAATTGTCATATTCAGAATTGATTGATTGGCTAATAATTGTTGTAACATCTAGGCTTAAGTCTCCTGATGAGGTTGGAAAATATTGTGAAGCCGTGGGCGATGCCAAATAATCTGATCCTGTTGTCACTCATGCTGCTGTTGATGATGAAATCCATGATACAGAACCTGATGCATTATTATCTGATACAGAACCAGTTCCCTCTTGTCAAGAGGATGACAGTATGTACGCATCAATATAGAATGCATCTTGTAACATTGTCGAACCTTGATTTGAATGTACTAATAGTTCGAAATTGCTTCCTGAGTTAATTGATCCGGCAGCAAAAGATGCTGAAATCACACTAATGTCAAATGAAATTAAAGAACGCTTAGGATATACAGCACTACTGCTAATAATCCTGCCTACCTCAAGTAGCTCATCCTTCCCGAAATTATTTTCGCCCAACTTTTTGTCAATAAAAGAGTCTTTATTGGCTGTGAATTTTTTATACATTAATTTTCTCCCGTTTAGCTTGCACTACCGATGATATCTTGATTTGGGTATTTTAATTCAAAAATACTTACATCTCTAATCGGATATATAATGCCTTTTTGTGTCATTGCTGGAAAATCTACTGATTTTGATGAATGTGTTCCTCCGCTAACATTAATAATATCAACATTTGGCACCGATTGAACACCGGCTACATCATTCAACACTTGATATACTTTAGAGTATACGATTGGCTGATTGAAGCTTCAATTGTCAATGTTAAAAAATGTCTTTAGTGCGTCTACACAATTGATCAAAATGGCTCGCTTATTCTCATGAGGATCAACGATGATCTCAAATAAGACTTTAAAGTTTACAATAGTCCCATCAACAATATTAACAGTATCTGTAAGAAGCCTGTATTGTGATAGATATGTCTTCAAGTTCTTTTTGAGAGCATATGAACATGCTTGAAGATTCTTATTCGAATCATAACTCAATGAAAATAAATTGATTGCCAGTGGATTTGCATGGCTTGGAACAATTCCTAGTGCAGGATTAATATCATCCGATCCCACAGATCTTGTTAGGTCATCCTTTTCCACATATACTTTTGCAATCGATCCAAACTTGGCCGGTAGTAAATATGATCTTACAATATAATCCTCTTTGATTACACATCTCTTCTGAGCATTGAGGTTTGCCTTGGCATTAAATGCAATACTATTGATGTCTTCCTCGGTTCTGCCACCTGTTGATTTTCCTGGGTTTGATGCTCTAATCGAATTTTTTACATCTGAGAGAGCAAGACTGTCCAGTGTTGATTCGGTTACTGAAAATGTTCATGTAGCATTTCCAACTTCTGTAATAGCTTTTGCCGGGACATTCGTAGCTAGACCTCCGCCGTCTCTATAGCTTATTGTTAAAACTGTATTTGCTGGAGCTTCACCGAATGTAGTCGTCTTTAAGAAATTTTCAGGATCGATTGCATAGTCATATTTATTATCAACGTTTGCAAATGGAGTACCAACATTATTTGGATTTGGGATAATCTCTTCATCATTAGACGTAAGAACTCCAGATCCAAATAGAACATATGTGAGGTTATTTTCATCAACCTCTGTTTCAAATCTCTTAGGAACTTTTTTCAATTTCAATAAATATGGAACTGAACCGCTATACGCACTCAATTCTGGATCATTGGCTGATGTATTTTGTTGCTCAACGAATACTGTATCCTGTGCCAATGAGTCGACCTGATACCATTTATTACCTTCTGAATCTGTAATTGAGATAACTTCAGAAACTGTTTTTGAAG